CACTTATACACCCAAATAGTTCAGTGTTGCTTGACAAAGAAATAAACTACTGCTATAATACAAGCATGAAATACCTAATTGTTGACACAGCAAACACATTCTTTCGCGCACGCCACAGCGCCCATCGTCAAGCTGACACGTGGGATCGACTAGGCTTTGCTATCCATGTAACAATGAGCAGTATTGCCAGCGCCTTTCGCAAACAACAGGCAGACCATGTTGTGATCTGTTTAGAAGGTCGTAGCTGGCGCAAAGACTTTTACACACCCTACAAGGCAAACCGTGCTGTGGCACGTGCGGCACTTACTGAAACCGAAGCTGAAGAAGACAAGTTGTTTTGGGAATCGTTTGATGCTCTCAAAGAGTTCTTTGTTGACAGCACCAACTGTACTGTTATGCGTCATCCCGAACTAGAAGCAGATGATTTGATTGCTGGCTGGATACAGTCACATCCCCAAGATGAACATGTTATCATCAGCACTGACACAGACTTCTATCAGTTACTGGCTCCCAATGTGGTACAGTACAATGGTGTGGCAGATGAACTGCACACACTAGATGGCATACTAGACAAGAAAGGTAAACTGGTCGTTGACAAGAAAACCAAAGAACCCAAGAAAATTCCCGACCCTAAGTGGATTCTCTTTGAGAAGTGTATGCGAGGTGATGCTAGTGATAATGTCTTCAGCGCATACCCTGGAGTTAGAACCAAAGGCACTAAGAATAAGACGGGTCTGGTTGAAGCCTTTACCGATAAGGACAGCAAAGGATATGCTTGGAACAATCTTATGCTCCAACGTTGGACTGACCATAACGGACTCGAACACAGAGTACTCGACGACTACAATCGAAATGTCACGCTGGTGGACTTGAGCGCACAGCCCGCAGACATACGTGCCAAGATTGATGCGACTATTGCAGAGCATAGTGTGCCTAAAAATGTAGCACAGATTGGCTCCAAGTTCTTGAAATTCTGTGGCAAATTTGATTTGAAACGTATTAGCGAAAGCCCACAAGGCTTTGTTGATTGCTTTGCAGCACCTTACCCGGAGACTAAACTATGACTACGCAACATGAAGACTTTGAAGAAAAACTAGACGGACGCAGTGAGATTGAAATTGATCTTCCCAAGGAAGAACTGTATCAACTCATGCTGATAGCACATGAACAAGACATCACTCTCAATCAACTGGTGGAAAATATCCTACAGGCCAAGATTGACGAGGAAGTAGCAAATTTAAAACAAGATGCAGGAACTTTACCAGAAGGCCTATGATAACGCTATAGAACAATGTGACAATAGAACCGCGGGCATGACTCCGCACTTCCATTATGTCTATAGCAAAGAACTAGTTAGATTGATATCGGCGCAGTTGGCGGAATTAGATCCGCCAGTGCATTGCCGAACCACATATGATAGAAGTGTTTACGAAGCTTCTGTTGCACATATACAGCAACATTTAAACAATGATTAAAGATATTAACCCAATCGGGCGTTATATACACGTCACAGGTGGCCAGCAAAGCACCTACGTAAATGGCTACAGTGGACTTCAAGGTGTAGGTAATGTACGCTACAACACCAGCAATCAAAATATGGAAGTCTACGATGGAGCTAGTTGGGTTACATTGAATATGGGCTATGCCAGTGTTGGACTTAGCCAGGAGGCCGAAAGTCTATTAGACTGGGCCAAACAACGGCGCAATGAAGAACTAGCACTCAAAGCTAGAATGGAACAGCATCCTGGCCTTAAAGACGCATACGAACGACTTGAGATCATGAAGGCGCTCACACTTGAAGAAGAAACTAAGGAACAAAAATGATTAGACGCACTCTATACCGCTTTATGGCATGGGTCCAAGACTATCCAAAACGTGAAAACGCGATCTACGCCACAACAGCAGCACCAGGTAAAGTACGAGTCAGCGAAGAAGCAGACATTGACGGTATGCGATTTATAGTGATGCCGGCCGAAGGTGGTACCATTGTACAGATGCGTACATACGATCGCCGCAAGGATGAAAGCAACAACAAGACCTATGTCATACCCGACACAGAACATGACATTGCACATCGTGTTGGACAAATTGTTGCCATGGAGTTATTGAAGCAATGATGTTCAAAAAATCACGCCTGCGTCTGGCCAACTGGTTATCTGGCGGACGCATCTTATTTGACAAAGAGGAAAACAAAGCAATGACGGCAATAGCAGGACAATACGCAAGTGCTGGCATAGCACTAGGCAACGCAAGTGGTTTATATAGCATAGGCGCACAAGAACCCAACGTTTATATCAACAGTGATATTACCATACGCATCACACATGCCAATGGTGGCTATATCATCAGCATCCAGTCTGGCCCAATACCCAAGCTGTATCTGATTCACGAGGATGCTGACTTCAATACGGAGTTGGGCAAAATTATTACAATGAGTCAACTGCAAAAATGAACACCATCGCAAAACCCATCGTTAAGAATAAATTTTGGATCGTTGAACGTGATGGTGAAAAGTTGGCCACTATTCAGGCCATTGATGAAGATGGCGGCTATGCTTACGTACACAATGATCAACGTGAGGTCTTTCCCAGCATCAAGATGTTGAGCAGCAATTACAATATTGAATTTGCTCGTGCTGAAAAGATTAAAACCACAGTGTCAAACGACATCTATGGTTTTCCGACCAGCACACGGGCACACAATGCACTATTTGATGTACAGCGTTACTTGCCAATCTATACAAAGAATGCCAAGAGCAAGAGCTATTATGCCGCAGGCTACTACAGCATCAAGCTGAATAGCACCTGGATACAGCAGTTCTGTCCGAAACTTATTACACTGAATCGTTACGAGTACTGTGGTCCTTTCAGTACAGCGGCCGCGGCACAGAAAGAAACAGATGAGCGAAACCGATAAACTCAGTATTCATGTACGCATGTTCAACGACAAGGTGCGTGTGATGAATCAAACACAGAGCAAACAGTTAATCCTATCAGCACAGGAAGCACGTAACCTACATACTGATCTATTTGCCTTGTTAGCACACATAGCAGAACTAAGCGAACGTCCACAGGAAACACAGCAGTTTACCCAAATTGGCATGGATGGTGGCGGTTTTAAATAATGTGCGTGTTTATTGATGCTAAATACTATATCAAGGAAACGAAGTCATGTCTAGACCAAAGCCAACTGTCCTGTTGGACCATGTGAACAAAACCACTTACAAAAGTGATCAAGTTTTAGCCAGTGAAGGCATATGGGCAGTGTTCTACGACAATCAGCCCATTAACTTGAAAACGTTCAATACCTTGGTCCACTATCCCGGACCCAAGTATAAAAAGGTCAGCTTCTCAAACAGTGGTCATGCCATTAACCTAGCCAAGAAGCTGAACAGTCTGTTCAAGTCAGACAAATTTAGCGTGGTACTACTCAAGCAAGGTGACACAGTCTACAAGGCTTAACAAAACACAAGATGATTGGGTACTAGAATGGGCAAGCGTACCCAATGCTCCGACCAGTACCTGGGATAGGTACCAATGGTTTTTCAATCCCACCAAACCCTCTAGTATGCGGCTCAGCAAAGCTGGCGCTCTATGGTTGGCCAAGAGAACAGACTTTGTGCTACACGAAATTGACCTAATACAGCACATCAAACCCCGACAACTGTTACAGTTAGAGCGTCTGTTAACAGAACCATACTATATCAAAGATTTATTAAAACTTTGGGTACACAGTGAACAGGACGCCATAATGCTTCAGTTACATGCCGGCAATCTTGCACAATTTTTGGACAACCTTCAAGACAACAGCGACTAAATCGGTTGCCCAATAATGACGTTGACAGTATACTTGTACTTGTAGGTTAAATATTCAAAAGGACATGTATGAAAAACGATCTTACAGAAACAGTTTTTGGCAAAGATTTGGACCGCACCTTCACCTTAGCCGAAGCACTGGATCTCCTCAGTTCTCATAATCTCATAGATGTTGGCGAACTCGCAGAACGTGCTATCAGCAAAAAGTCCGGTGTTGCTCAGTGTGGTAAGAATACCCCGGGCATTGACTTGGTAAACGGTATGCAGATCAAACATGCACAGACTAACCCCGGAAACAAAACATACGAAAAACGCCTGGTTGCATGGTGCAGTATCAAAAATACTGACGCACCCATTTTGCTGGTTGTTACGGAACGTTTAACTAAGAAACAATACTTCTTTTACGTGCCCTATGACGCATACAAATATGTCAATGCCAATACCTTCGGTATTCCTTTTGACCCAAGCGGCAATCCTATAGAGTCTAATCATTGGTGGGATCACCAAGTAGGTTCTTTCAACGAGCTTTGTAAACTAGCAAAGGCCTAATCATGGAACAAGAAACAACAGAAGAAGTCGTGCTACACTTTAAACGGTTCAGCGCTGAAAAGCAGGACCAAGTCCGTGCTCTAGTAAACTATGCCACACTCATGGGACTAGACGGCCGGGACTTGGTTAGCATTGGTAACAAGTTGAACCGCATTGCCGCTAAACGTAAGATCAAGTACAACCAGGACATTACCAATGACATGTTGAAACATGTTGAACTGATTGGACTGGATTGCAAAAAGCCAACATTAGACCATACCCGCTTTGTCTACGTTGATGCAGTGGGCACTAAATGGCGCTTTGATCGTATCAGCTATTGGGGCGTCACAGTGACTAACATGACTACTGAAGTCAACAAAGAGTTCAACCAATATGACAAATATGATCTTGGCCGCGCTGATCGTTGGACCATGCGTCAGGTGCTGATGAACCTGCATGATGGCATAATCAAGCTGAACTTCTAACTAGTACTTGAGTATTACTTTTTGCCTGGTGTTGTTTAATTACAACACTGGGCTTTTTCATTTGTCCAAAAATGGTATTCTTGCTATAATAATGACATGTTAAGCAAAAAGGAGTTGGCAATGGGATTCGAAGCAGTTGTGTTGGACAAGGTTAACAAAGTTCTCAAATCTGAAGACCAAGCCAGTTTCTTTTGTGGATCACTCAGCGTGATTTGCAATGAAGCAGAAGCCCGCAAAATCTATCACAAGTTAGCAAAAGACTACAAGAACAAAGTTCAAATTTCCAAAGATGGCTCCTACGGCTACATCTTTGATTTTGTTGCTTAAAAACAACAGTCAATTTTACCAAAAATGGTAATCGTGTTATAATACACACATGTTGAAACAACAGGAGTTGAAGATGTCATACGAAAAGTATACCACAGCATTGAGCATGATGGATCTGGTTGTAGCCGCAGGCGAGTTGCATACAAAAGAGCCAAAATGGCGCGAGATCGATCCTGAACTTCGTGCAAAAATTGAAGTACTGTGGGACGAACTGTACACATACATCTTTGCCAATTTTGAGCAGCCAGAATCAGCGGCCCACGGCGATACAGTAGGCGCAACTGACGAAAACAAGAACAAATTGTTTCCAAAAGATCATCCCGAAATCCGTAGCATGATTGAAATGTTCAAGCTGAACCGGGAAGAAATTGAATCACGACTGCACGAAATTCCCCCAACTATTTTGGAACAATGTTTTCCAGTTTGGATTGCTCGTTACTTGTTGGCTTTTTGTGTGTGCCCTGTTCGCCACGGCAAGCTGTCTACTTTTAGCAAGTTCGTCGAGTACTATGGCTACATGATTATTTTCAGTGCCAAAAACAAGTAATACTCAAGTGTTACAGACGGCAATTTGCCCAGAAATGGACAAAGTGCTATAATACATACATGTTGAAACAAAAGGAGTTCGTGATGCAAAAGTTGACAAAGATTCAAGAAATCAATCAAGCAATTATGTTTGGTGAGTTTACTAACGTAGAACTTGAAAGCATGATCAATGCTATCAAATTCGCCCGTGCCTCAATTGCCGACATCAACAAAAATCAATTCCGCGTTGGTTCACAAGTCAAGTTCCGTAGCAATCGCAACGGTGTCACCTACACTGGCACAGTGGAAAAGGTCAAAATCAAATACATTTTGGTCCGCACTAATGTGGGCATGTACAATGTTCCAGCCAACATGTTGGAAGCCGCATAAGACGTTATTTGACAGATAATGATGTCTGTCGTATAATACAGTTTTAGTTCAGCAAAGTCATTTTTCACAAGGAGTATACAAAATGGCAGTTACCGAGTCCCGCACAGTCACCCCTACCGAAGCACGTAACCGCGTCAAGGTCTGTTTCGATGTCAAACGTCCCGTGTTCCTGTGGGGGCCTCCTGGCATTGGTAAGTCAGAATTGATCCGTGGTGTTACAGAAGAAATGGGCGGCTCATGTATGACGTGCGCCTGTCACAAATGGAGCCAACTGACATCAAAGGTATTCCTTACTTTGACAAAAACACTAACCGTATGGATTGGGCTCCTCCTGTGGACTTGCCCGATGCTGAAACTTGCGCTCAGTATCCCATCGTTGTGTTGTTCCTTGATGAAATGAACAGTGCGGCACCTAGTGTGCAGGCTGCGGCTTATCAGCTGGTGTTGGACCGTAAGGTTGGCAAATACCACTTGCCCGACAACGTGGTTGTGGTGGCTGCTGGTAACCGTGAAAGTGACAAAGGTGTTACTTACCGTATGGCGAGCCCGTTGGCTAACCGTTTGGTTCACTTGGAAGTGCGCCCTGACTTTGACAGCTGGTTCCAATGGGCTGTTAACAATCAGATCCACCAAGACGTTGTGGGTTATGTGAGCTTTGCAAAACAGAGCTTGTTTGACTTTGACGCTAAGAGTGCTAGCCGTGCTTTTGCTACACCACGTAGCTGGAGCTTCGTGAGCCAGTTCCTTAAGAACGACAAGGCTAGCGATGACGACCTGCGTGACTTGGTGTCTGGTACTATTGGCGAAGGCCTTGCATTGAGCTTTATGGCTCACCGTAAGGTTGCTGGTAGCATGCCGAACCCAATGGCAGTGCTTGAAGGCAAGGTCACTGAGTTGAAAGTCAAAGAAGTGAGTGCCATGTACAGCTT